TGCTTGATATGTTTAATGTTAGCGATGATGCTGCTAACTTTGTTACTACGGCTAATATGTAATCTTCCATACCAGCCAAATTACCCTGGTTATCTAACGCAGGTTTAGTGATTAAAATTCTAAAGTTTGCTAAAGGTAATACTGTTACATGATCGTTATTGCTTGGTACGATGTAAGGATCGCCAGGGGTAATCGCTACTGCATTGGCAAGTAATGTAGCTGGTGGAAATGCAAACACTGACCACACGCCAGCATTAGTAAGATCTGTGGCTAGCGTGCTACGTAATGTGGTAATAGCAGCTGGCATATTAACCTACCAGTGAGTTAGGTGCTGAATACGGCTGGATGAGGCCACGTACTCTATTTATCAGCTGATAACCCATACGATAAGGGCTAGCACTGACCCCATCCATACCGACCCCACCTGTCTGGCTTACTTGTCTTGCTTGCCAGATGTCTACGGCTACGATCATGGCCGCTTGTCGTATTGCAGGGGTTGTCGCATAAGATGCTGTTTGAGTATCTGGCCCTAAAGCTCTGCCATAAGGTTTAATAAAATGAAATGCCTCGTCTGCATGATTTACTGAAAATTGTACGATTGAATAACCTTGTGAGTTATTACTAAATGCTAAATTTGTTAAAAACGCTGTGCCGATAGATGTAGGCACTGTAGATCCTGGGAATGATCCAGTAATAGTATGTGATCCGTTGTATGGGCTGCCGCATTGAGATACTGTAATCTGTTGGCCAGTTACAAACATGCCAGGGCTTGCTAAAGTTATTGTGGCTACATCATTAGATACCGATGCACCAATTACAGGTACATCATTAAACCATAGCATTTTTTCTATTAGGTCTTGGGCTGCTTGACAAACTTCTTCTACATCATTATTAGAATACAAAGTACCAATACCTAAATTAGTGCGCAATTCTTGTTGCGTTACATATGAACTTGGCATCTGTATTCCTTTCTTAAAAAAGCTCCCCTGGGGCTAGGGCTACTAAACCCCAGAGGATTATTACTTGGTTTAACCTATTAGGTTAGGTTGAAGCGACGGACTCCACCAGCTACCAAAACACCAACAGCCATGTAACCATATAGGCTTGTTTCGATTTCACCAGATGTTGGGATATTCGTGGAAAGTCTCAGAATTGGAGACTCATAAATTGATACAGATGATGGCACTACAATAAATGCAGATTCATCGATTGTAGTTGCTACTGCGTTTGGATCTACGTATAGATCAAGACCTAATACGTTACCACGTAGTGATGTAGGCACTGATGATCCTGCATTGTTCATTGGGTTAGCAGCATTGTAAATTGGGCGACCTGTTGAATCGGTTGCACCAAGTAGTAATGACCACTGTGATGTACCAGCGATGTACTTAGTTGCTAACTCACCTGTTGCAAGGTATGCAGCTGGTGCTTCTGTTGAAACGTAGGAGATAATGCCTGCAGATGATGCGGCTACTGCTGTTGCTTGTGTTCCACCTGCTGTTAATTCTGCAATTACTGCTGCATCTGTTGCCTTATTGTAAGATCGGGTCATATTGTCAAGCATGGCCTGAAAGAAGCTAGGGTCTGATCTTTCAAGGACTTCAAGGCTGTAGCGTTGTAATCCACTGTACTTTTTAACAGTCAAATTTACATAAGATGAGACAATACCTGTTTCAGATGGTGCTCCAGCTTCTGCTGTCTCTGCCACTGTACCAGATACCGTGATTTTTGGTACTGAAATTGTCATACCAGATGCACTGATTGCACGTGAACCGATAGCATCGATTGCTGGACGTGCACCAATTAATGTATCAACAACTGTTGAAACATAAGATACTGGTGAAAATGCTGGGTTGGTTGTAAATGAATCATCGGCAGCTGTTAATGCCTTTGCTGCTTGTGCTTCTGCGTGTAGTACCCATTGCTTTGAGTCATTATTTCCTAATTGAGCTTTGATTGAGTGCTCTAAGAATTGAGCTTGTGTTTTAATTGGTGAGCGTGGCTCTGTATAGAAGGATGCACTAACTGTTGGGCGTGCGGCTTCTACTGGAGCTGACTCAACCACTGGTGTTACTGTTGGCTCTGTAGTGTTTTCCACTATAGCCTCACTTTCCGTAGTTGGTTGATTTGTTGCATCCGCTTCGCCTTCGCTAGCGGCAACTTTAGATACCTTTGCATTTTCGCCAAAGGCTGGTGACTCGACCAGGCTGACTTCTTTTAAGACAGCGCTAGTTACATAAATATAATCTTTTTTCTGTGATGATTTAATTACATCTACACCAACAGACAGGCCGTCAATTAATTGCTCACTTGCAAGAATAATTGCTTCTTGACCGGCCATGCTTGCGCTAATTTTGAAGCTAGCATAAATACCATCTTCTGCTTCATTAAATTTTTGCATACGGCCTATTGGTCGATCTGCTGCATGTTGCATAAGCATTTTTATCTTGCCAGGATCGCCCACTTCTATTGATCCTTTAGCAAATACAACTTTGCCAGCACTGGTGTTACCAGGTACTTCAAATGGTACGATCTTGCCTGCAATTACTCTGCGCTCGCCATCTGCGCTTTCGATCTGGCTACTGAACGTAAGTAACATCAGTGTCCTCATTTCCGTTAGGTGTCATTTGTTCCATTTCTTTGGCTTGCTCAACATCTATTAAACCTAAAGCTAACATTTTTTCTATTGCTTCTAAGCGCTTCATTGTGTCTGCTCGTAAGAAAGATTCTTCTAATGCAAACTTAACTACATGCCCACGTGGGGTTATATCATCCATCGATAAACGATCTTCTATAGCACAAATGTAAGGCTGTAGTGAATATGCAACAAATTCTTTACGACCATCTAATATATTTTGATAGGTCATGGAATTATTCATATCGGCACTTATGTAATATGCTGGCACGTTCATAGCTCTGGCAATTTGCGTGGCTAAGTATTGTTGTGCCTCTGAATACATCATATCTTTAGGAGAATAGCCAACAGGCTCATAAGTAAGTGTGCTTGTCAAGTATGCAGTAGATCTATTTTGACGTGCAGACTTCCAGGCTGCTAATAATGCTTGAACGGATGACTCTGGCATATCTGCGCCAGTGTTTTTAATAAATCCTGTTGCCATAGGTGTCTGTGCAGCTACAGCGCTTGCTTTTTCTAAATCTAATGCAGCTTGTATTGTTCTGCCTGCGGTTTGTAATACACCTTGTGTTAATCCTTGAAATGTTACTAAACTACCAAGACCAACCATAGGTGCTTTAGCGCCATCTACTGTATAATATAAAACTTCTGTACCCAATTGATTTGTTTGTGCTACTACACGATTATTAGAGATCCACTCAAATCTGGCAGGGCGTAAATCATCTGCAAACACTTCTGTAACACGCCAGAAAGCCTGGCCATACATTATTAGCGAATCAACAGTCCAACTTATAGTTACAGATCTTGGTTGTCTAATATCTGGTTGCTCTAACCATACTGGCTTACCTAATTTTTGACCTGTAGATTTTTTGTATAGCTCTAATGGTAAATATCCAACTACACCTTTAATTAAATTTAAGCATCGATTAACGGCTGGTACTTGTGTGGCCAGTGTTCGATCCATTGGGCCAAATCCAAATGTGTTGTAACCAAATTGGATAGTGTTATCGCCCATAACGGCAGGGGCGTATTGCGCTTGGACACTTTGATTTTTATTGGTTATACCCAAAGCAGACAATAGACCCATATATATACTTTATACCATAAATTGGACTATTGGTGCAAGTTACACAAAGATTTGCGCAGTTTGTTGTGGGCGTGTTAGTTGGCTTACGACCATAGCCAAAGATATTGCAGCTGTGACCTCTCCCGAAGATTTGCGTCTGATTATCCTGAAGCCAAAATCTGAGGTCTTAGCAGCACAGTTATTGAGGTGTTGGACTAAATCCTGTTGACCTGAATGAACTAACGTATTTTGTGCCAGGGCATTAGCAAGGTCTGAACAGGCTTGGTAGAATTTTTGACCACTGCAGTCTTCTAATCTCCAACCACTTTGTTCAAGCTTTGTGGCAACGGTTTGTGTAGCGTATTTATCAAAAAGTATGTTAGTTGGATAATATTTTTTAGCCCACTCATTTATGTCGCTTGCCATCTTCATTTCATCTATTGCAATATCACTATGCCAAAGCTGTGCAAGTCCTACGGCTATCTTGCCGTCTTTCATTTGACCCATAACTAAAGCACCTGATCTTCTTGTAGGTGCAATATCAAATGCCATAATTGTTTGAGGGCCGACTGGGATTTCTAAAGTACTATCACTGCATGCTTCAATAGATCCATATACCCAGGGGCTAACAGCGCTATCTATCCACTGGCATAACATCTCAGTACGTGTAGCTTCTATGCTATTTGTATTAACTGATTCTTCTAATGTTTCTTCTGTTATTAAATGTCCTAATGCTGGATTAGCCATAACCCAGGCTTTACGATCATGTATCTTGCAGTGTTGAGGAGCTGACCATTCGTAATAACCTAAACTATCTGGTGGGTATGACAAACAGCGCTCTTTAAGATCATTAAGCACAGTACTAAATCCATCACCAGCATTACTTGTCATTAAGGTCATTGAATTAGGCCTAGCACGTGTAACAGGTAATGCAGCTGTAAAGGCTTCTTCTGTCCACTCACGTAATTCGTCTATGTATAAGAAATCGGCAGTCTTTCCACGTGGTGCATCTCGTGTTGCAGCAGCTATCTCATACCTTGCGCCATTAAGTAGGGTTATAGATTCTTGACCATTAGCCAGGCGTATCTGTCTTACCTGGTCTTTTAGAAATTGATTATCTTCTATGGTATAACTTACTTGCCTAAATGTATCTAATGCCATATTACGATTAGAGGACATACCCAGTACGTTCTTAGAACCCCACAAAAATAAATGACTTAATATAAGCATACGGGCCAAATGTGTCTTACCATTTTGACGAGCTACAAGTATTAAAGCTGTCTTCTTGCGCCAGTTGCCATCATCATCTATAGATAGCAAATCATCTAGCACAAAACGTTGCCAGGGTATTAGCGGCATAGATATTTTTTCAGCTAGATCGGCTACCTCGTCTACTTTACTTTTAGTTTTTAATAATGGCGTGTGAACTCTAGGCGTGGTACTGCCAATTAGCCCGACCCCTCGTTTGATCGGGATTACTTCCGCATCATTCTGCATCAAAGTTTAATGTTTCTGGTTTATTAAAAGGTGAATCTGGAACGATCTGGACTGTCTTGGAG